AAGGTCTGGGTTATTGAGAAGAACGCTTTCCAACTCTTCCTTACACAGGATGAGGAAATCAACGCCTTCCTCGCTAGCCGAGGTATTAGGTTGGTTCACCACTATACAGGTGCCAACAAGATGGATGGCGAATACGGCGTAGCCTCTATGGCTGGCCTGTTTGGCCATGTAGATGAACGCGGTATGCACATGGGCGACAGCCTGATTGACTTGCCCCGCACTACAGATGAATCCATGAAGGCCTTGGTTGAACAGTTGGTAACCTGGTCTCCAGGAACCAAGAACAAACAAGACGGCCCCATGGCTTTGTGGTTTGCCGAGACGCAGATGCGTCAGTTCATTAACCAGATGGGCGCCTACCAGGATACCTGGATTAAGAACCCATATGCCACTCGTGGCGACCTAGCCAAACGCCAAGTCATCCAACTGGATGATTGGGAACAAATGAAGCAACGAGTTGCTGCTAACGGAGGATATCTATAATGGCATTAACCATTGATGAGGTGAGTGAGAAAGTCCGCAAGATTCGGACTCACAACCACCGTCGTGATGCCCGTTGGCAGGACCTCATGTCCATCCGTCAGGGTGACATTCAGAACGTGTTCCCACAACTCTTTTCCGATGACTATCCGAAGCCAATGGTTTCCAACTTCATCGACGTGGCAGCACGGGACATTGCAGAAGTCATAGCCCCGCTGCCTACTTTTTCCTGCATGACCAACAACCTCAACAATGACCGCGCTCGTCGTGCTGCTGATAAGCGCACAATGATTGCTGCAGGTTACCGCGATGCGGCAGACCTTCAGACCAAGATGTACTCGGGTGCTGACTACTACATCACCTTTGGTATGCTTCCGTTCATTATTGAGCCAGATGAAGAGGGCAAGCGCCCACTTATCCGCATTGAGTCGCCTTTGGGTGCATACCCAGAGTTCGACCGCTTTGGTAAGTTAATTTCCTACACCAAGCGCTACTTCAAGACTGTACGCGACCTTATCAACCAGTTCCCTGAGCATGAGGCGCTTATTCGTAATAAGTACGAGAAGCGCACCTCGGAGCGCCAGTTGGAGATGTACCGCTACCAGGATAAAGACCAAACCTTTCTTTTCTTGCCTGAGCGCAACAACCTAGTCCTAGTTCATGCTATAAACTTCATGGATGAGATTCCAGTTGTGGTCGCTGTGCGCCCTGGTGTGGACGATGAGACCCAGCGTGGTCAGTTTGATGACATCATGTGGGTACAAGTTGCCCGTGGTCGCTTTGCTAACCTTACCCTTGAGGCAGCACAGAAGTCTGTTCAGGCACCGTTTGCTCTACCTAATGACGTTAACACGGTTGAGATTGGTCCAGATGCAACCATCCGCTCTGCTAACCCAGAGAAGATTCGTCGTGTAGAACTCAATATTCCTAATGGAATCTTCCAAGAGGGTCAGGAACTTGACCACGAACTCATGGTTGGTTCACGTTACCCACAGGGACGACTAGGCCAGCAGTCTGGTTCTATCGTTACTGGTAAGGGTGTACAGTCTTTGATGGGTGGATTCGATACCCAGATTAAGACAGCACAGGCTGTTTTGACCGATGCGTTCCGCAAGGTCATGTATCTTTGCTTTAAGATGGACGAAACTTACTGGCCAAACACAGTTAAGGAAGTCCGCGGCATTAACGCTGGTGCTCCATACGAGATTACCTACTCAGCCAAGAAGGATATCAACGGTGATTACCACTGTGATGTTACTTATGGCCTCATGGCTGGACTTGACCCCAACCGTGCGTTGGTATTTGGTCTACAAGCACGTGGCGATAAACTCATTTCACGAGACTTCCTACAGCGTAATCTGCCTTGGGAACTCAACATCACTGAGGAAACTCAACAGATTCAAGTTGAAGAGTTGCGCGATTCAGCCGTTGCCATGATTGGCGCTATGGCTGGCGCACTACCTCAACTCATTCTACAGGGCCAAGACCCATCTAAGATTTTAACCTCGATTGCTCAGATTATTAAAGGCCGTCAAGAAGGTAAAGAAATCGAAGAACTGGTGCAAGAAGCGTTCGCTCCAGAACCTGCACCGCAAAGTCCCCCTGGCGTTGAGCCTCAACCTGGGATGACGCCCGAGGGCGCTCCAGGACCCACATCTGCTCCGCCAGGGGCCTCTTCGGGTCAACCACCAGCAATGGAACAATTATTAGCAGGGATGAACCAGTCGGGGAATCCGCGGCTAAGCGCTGGCATCAGTCGGCAAACTCGAGTATAACAACCTATAGGAGATACAATGGCATACGATACAAACGTACCAAAGCCAAAGAATCAGGGCGGTCACGCATCAGCCCCAACTCAGGGTGCAGCAATGCAGTCTAAGAAGGGTGCTGAGAATCCAGGCATGTCTAAGATTCTTTACAACGATAGCCCAAAGGGCTTCGGCGGTTCTAAGAAAGCGTAAATAAGAGAAAGGGAAACTGATGACATCTGGCGGATATCGACAGCCAAGCAAGCCCGCAGTGCAATCAGGCCCTGGTGCTCTATCGCAGCGTGTTGACGGCGGTCCTGCCTCTAAGCAGACCGCCCGATACATCGCTGGCGGAGACTATGGAGATGGCGGATTAATGGGCATTCAACAGGGAGCACCTATGTCTGCGACACCAACGCCTCAACCACAGACACCACAAGTACAATCGCAGGGCTTAATGCAAAACCAGGGCTCTCCAGTAGTGCCACTTACGGCACCAACTATGCGCCCCAACGAGCCAGTTACGGCAGGCGCAGCAGCGGGCCCAGGCCCAGGACCAGAGGCGCTACGTATTCCTATAAGTGGAATGCAGCAGGCCCCTACTGGCATAGCAACAGTACAGAATTTGGCATCTCGTCCAGATGCTTCTCCACAACTCAAGCAACTTGCCGCTCAATTAGGAGGTTAATTTATGGCTACGGCCAACCAAGCACCTCCGCAACCAGCGGCGCAACAGCCTATTCAGCCACCAGCATCGACTGCTTCAACGGCAAATAACATCGTTGACCAGCATCCATGGATGGCTAGCCAGTCTCCAGAGATTACCTCTGGCCTTATTGCTGGTAATGCAGATGCAACTACAGTTGATACTCTTGACCACGCTTCGCGCGCTCAAGCTGTTAGTAACGCTATTACTCAACATCAGCAACTATATAATAGCCATTCTATCTGGTCTGACGTTCTTGGTGGCCTTGGCAATCTAGCGACTAACGTGCAGCACGCTGTTGGTCATGTTATTCCTGGCTTTACTGCTGCTGCAAATTGGCTTGGTAAGCCATTGCAAGAAGTACAAAAAGACTTTAAGTTTATCGGCGCAATCTACAAAGATAAGGGCTGGTTGCCTGGTCTTGTAGCAACTTTAGGAGTTGTTGCTGGCGGCGTCGCTGGTACAGTTCTTGACCCTGGCGTAGGTACTGCATTTGGTGCAGGTCTCGGTGCCGACCTTGTTGGCATGGGCGAGCGCAACATCCTTGGTCGCATTGTTCCTGCATTTAAGGAACCATTTCAGCAATCTAACGACCCTAACTTTATTATGAACCCAGGTCACGTTGTGACCAATGTGCTTTCCAAGATTCCAGGGTTGCAGTCTTTATCTGATAACCAGCATGGCTGGGGTCAGACTATTTCTGGTCTTACAGACATGGGCTTTGACTTTTCAATGGACCCTATTGTAGGTTTAGGCAAGATGGCTTCTGCTTTAAAAAATGGCCATTACGTTCAAGGCCTTGCAGATGCAGATAAAAAGCAGGTAGGCATTCGTTTCTTGCAGCCATTAACAACTACTGCCCCTGCGTTTAGAGATTTTATAACCAAGTATTCAGGCGTACAGTTTACCTCTGAAGGTGTACAGCAAGTTCTTGAGGCAGGCAAAGGCATTGAAAACGCTGGTCTTATTGGCAAGGTAGGAAACTTTGCTAACCCTTTCACAGCATCTGCTAAGAACTTTTACCGCGCAGCAGACACTATTGCAAAGGAAAGCAACCCTATTGCTATTCAGGCAATGTTCCCTGGTTCCAATTTCTCAAAGACTATTGCTCAAAGATTAGCAAAGGCTAATACAGGAGAGCAGGTTGCTAGCATTATTGGCGATTCTTTGTATATGCAAGAGCTGGACTCTAAGGGTGCTTTAATGCCTGCAGCAAATAGACTTGTTCTTCCAACTCAAACTCTTGCCCGTTCTTTTTATGGCAAGGGCATTGACAAGTTGTTGCAAAAGGCTGACGACCCTAGTCTTGATGCAACCAGAAACTTGCTTGCTCCTAAGAAGGTTGCCGTTAAAGACGCACAAGGAAACTTTTTAAATACTAATAACGAAATATGGACACCTGATTCTAAAACTGAGAAACAGTACCAATGGCTTGGTGGCGGACTTTACAGCAAAGATGCCAGTGGTAACTGGCTTGGTTGGAATGCTGCTGCTGGCAAGGTAAGAACTTTCACTGGCTATCGTGCGCTTAACCTTAACCGAGCCTTAATGGACCAATCTTCCAAGGCTCTTGACCTAGACAGCCCAGACCTTGGCGTCAGCATTTATAACATGGCTCGCTATTCAATGGGCAAGCAAGCCGCCCTTGAGGCAACCGCAAACGTGATGAAGCACGTTGGTCTTAACGGAGGCAAGTTTAACGATAAAGGCTTTAATGCTGCTTACGCTTCTTTGCTTAAGGAAGCAACAAAGGCTGCTGGCCTTGGGGCTGACTCTAACATTGTTCGCAATGTAATGTCTCAAACTCAGCGTGCAGTTTCTAGCGGACCAAACGAGTTGCGCGGCATGGGTATCTCGCATAACGGCAGAGTTCTTCCTGCTACAGAAATGAAAGACACTGTAGATGCCAAAGGCAACAAGGTCGAGAACGACCCAGCTCAAGTAGCCCTTCATGAGGGTCAAATTGGTAATGCTGCTATTATTGACTTTAAGCAATTGCATAAAGCAATTCAAGAAGCCAACGCCTACAATCATATCTTCTCAAAGATTGACGATGGTTTTACTTACTTCACCGAGCGAGCATTTGCTCCGCTTACTTTGCTTACCACAGGCTTTGGTATGCGCGTTGGCGTAGGTGAAGCACTTCATGAAATCATGCGTAATGGCGCAGCAACTTATCTTAAAAATGTTATAATGGCAAACGCTTTACGTTATGACAAGGACTTGATGACTAGCCCTGACATGATTAACGCTATGGTCAAACACCGCGGAGAAGCCCTTGTAACTGGCGCTACGCCTACTGACATTGAGAAAGCTACCGATGGTAGCGATGGTATTGTCAAGAGCAATGAAATGACAAAGTACTTGAAGGAAAAAGAAGCCCTTTGGGACAAATTGCATTTGCCGCGTCCTATTGGCTACGTTTCCCGCAAAATGGCTCCGTACCTTGCTAACGAAAAACTTGATGTTATTAACAAATATCAATCTCAGGTGGGCTTGCTGCTCCCGTCACCTTTATCTTCTACTCACTTGGCTCAGTTAAAGACTGCAGTCGATGAAGAAGTCAGCAACGCTGCTCAAATCTTCCGCAAGCCTGTTAAAGCTGGCGAGGACCCATTGCGCGAATTTGACTACTTGCAACCAGAGTATCACCCTAACTGGGCTGTTAATATCAACTCCTGGGCTAATAGCGTATTTGGCCGAGACATCGCTTCTGACTATATGCGCCTTAACCAGAACAAGCGTTTTGCAAACATGTCCAATGATGCAAAGTGGTTGAAAGTTCAACAACTTCAAGAAGAGCGCCTCATCAAAATGCCTAAGGAATACAAGGTTCTAAAGCCTCGTATGATTGGCCTTAACTCTGGTGAGCCAGGTTCATTTGCTGCAAACCAGGTAGGCGCAGTTCGCGGCCTCGTTGAGGGTGCAGATATGACGACCCACACAGAAATCTTGCAGCGCATTGCTGACGGCAAGCACGTAACAGCAGAGCAACTTCGCAACATTCCTATTGACCAGAGTCCTTTGAAGACCTATGGCCGTGTCCGTCCAGACACTACAAATCTTTACGACAAGATTATTGAGATGGGCCACCGTAACGCTATTGGTCCAATCATTGACCACGTCTCTCGTGAGCCAATGTTCAACCATTATCTTTACGAAAACTATCGTCGCTATAAGCCAATGATTGAATCTGGCGCAGTTGACGAGGACACGGCTCTACGCTGGTCTGGTCAAAAGGCGCTTGAAGATATTCTGCCAATGATTCACAACCCAGCCCTTCGTTCACAGATGGCTATGCTCCACCGTAACTTTGCTCCGTTTTACTTTGCTCAGGAACAGGCCATGAAACGTGTTGGTCGCCTAGTTCTAAGCAACCCTGCTGCTGTTCGTAAGTTCCAGATGATTCAGCAAAGCATGAACAATCCTGGTTTTGTGCACACAGACGCCAGCGGTCAACAGTATATTGTCTACCCAATTCTTGGGCATTTTGGCGATGCTGTGGCTCGTGGTCTTGACGCTCTTGGCTTTAAGCAGTTTACTGGTATCCCTACATCTGTAACTGGTAGCACGCAGTCGCTTCTTTCCGTGCTTCCTGAGACAAAGATGCCATCGGTTAACCCATTTGCTAACGTTATGGTATCGGCGCTAGCAAGCAAGTTTCCTAATTTTATGGGACTTAGCAAGGTTGCAGACCGTGTTGCCAACTTGGCTACAGGTGCTAACCCATTTGACCCTAACTCATCTGGTCACGTTTCAACGAGTTTCCTTGACACGATGATTCCTAACTCTGCTTTGCGCGACGTGTTTAATGCTCTTGTGCCAAGCGAGAAAGAGTCGATGGTTCACAACGCTATGCTTTCTGCCATTGCTGCAGCATATGCTAGCGGTCAGTTGGATAAAGAACATTACGCCCAGATGACACCTGCTGAACAGCAGGCTGTTCTTGACCGTATTCAGCACAACGCTCAGACTAACCTTATGGTTAAGGGCTTGTTCTCGTTCTTCTTGCCATTGGCACCTAACGTAACCAATGATTACTTTACCAAGAACCTTCAGACATTCCGTTCTGAGTTTCTAACCATGACCCTGCCAAAGGCTCAAGGCGGT